AGTCAACAACGGTACTTCAATTTCAGCTGGAGTGGCTAGATGCGATTTCGCAGATAGATCTTTTACCGGTGTAACTCTAACAGCTAGAGGTGCTTTAATTTATAACACATCTTCTGATACAACTAATGCATCAGTTTGTGTTTTAGATTTTGGAGCAGATAAAACAGCTACTTCAGGTACGTTTACAGTACAATTCCCAGCGCCTACATCTACGGCAGCAATACTTAGAGTATCGGGTTAATAGGAAGGTAACTTCCTATGGCCAATACTTGGGGTGCGCAGACTTGGGGCAGTAATCAATGGAATGATCTCGGTAACGCAATTGTATTGCTTACTGGGCAATCTTTAACTTGTTCATTAGGTAATGAAAGTATTGAAGGAAATTCTAATGTTACTGTATCTACAAATTTATTATCAGCAGCTACTTCTAGTTCAACAGTAACTGGAACCACTACAGGGTATGTAACAGGTCAGGCCTTAACTGTAGCATTATCAAATGTTGATGCAGAACCAGATGCAATGGTATCTGGAAATCAAATTAGTTTAGCTTTAGGTTCTGTAACAGCCTATCATGAAATGGGTTGGGGCAGAGATACCTGGGGTTCGAATGCTTGGGGTGAATATGGTGACGCTGTAGTAACTGGTCAAGCTTTAACTGTCGCTGTAGGAAGCGTCGCAAGTATAACAGCAGGTGCAAATGTTTCTGTAACTGGGAATGAAATAGTTGCGGCTTCAGGTTCTGTAACAGCAACTGGAACTACAGTTGCATATCTAGATAATACTAATTTATTAATAACAAGTGCTTTAGGAACCGCAGATGCGGGACCTGATGCAATGTTAACTGGTAATCAAGCAACAGTTTCTGTAGGCAATGTTGAAGCATATAATTTAGAAGGTTGGGGCAGATATTTCTGGGGCCAATATGAATGGGGTGCTACTGGAGAGTGGGACACTGCAAGTGTAACAGGTCAAGCTTTAACTGCATCATTAGGTAATGAAAGTATAACAGGAAATGCCAATGTTACTTTAACTGGTAATGCAATAACTACTGCTTTAGGAACTTTAGATCCAGAGCCGGATGCAATGGCTACTGGTCAAGCTTTTACTGTCTATGTTGGTAGTGTAACCACAGTAGCAGATGCAAATGTTTCGGTAACAGGTGAAGTAATGAGCGTCGCCGTAGGAACCGCTACTTTAGATGCAAATTCACTTATTGATGTTACGGGTTTTGCTTTAACTACTACTTTAGGTAATGAAGATACTGATGCAAACGCAAGAGTATATCCAACAGGAAATGGGTTGACTATGTCTTTAGGATCAGGTACTACTCTTATTTGGAGTGAAGTAGATACTGGCTCAGCGCCATTAGATCCCCCTGGATGGTGGGATGTTGCTGCATAATGGATTTGACATAAATCGATTTATTTAATAATATGAACATATAAGGAATTAAAAAATGGCGAACGCTACATCAGATAATCTAAAACTGACAGTCCAAGCAACCGGTGAAAACTCCGGAACTTGGGGATCAATTACAAATACAAACTTATTAATTCTAGAACAAGCAATTGGAGGTTACGACGCATTTAATGTAACGAATTCAAGTAGAGCATTAACTTTCTCCAATGGTGTAGTTTCTAATGGAAAAAACGAAATAATAAAATTAACTGGAACCTTAGCAGCAAATGTTAATGTTACCATTCCTGATTCAATTGAAAAATCATATACAGTTTGGGATGGATGTGATCATGCAGATTACACTTTAACATTTAAAACTACTTCAGGTACAGGAATTCTTTTATGTGAAGGTCATACTTATCAATTATGGTCTGACGGAACAAATATTTATAAAGGATCAGAACAAAAAGTATGGAGAGCAGTCACTGCAGCAGAAACAATTCAATCAGGTGCTCAAATTTTAGTAAATACAAGTGGGGGAGCGGTTACCGTTACCTTACCTGCTTCTCCAAGTACAGGGGATGAAGCTACTTTTATTGATCAAGGATATGATTTTGATAGTAATGCTTTAACAGTAGGAAGAAATAGTTCCAACATAGCTAATGCAGGAACAGATCTTGTAGTTAATACTCAAGGAGCTGGTTTTAAATTAGTTTACTCTGGAGATGCTACCACAGGGTGGACATACACAGAGAAATAGGAGATAATATATTATGTCAAATTATGAAGCTACAAAATACGATTATACAGGTGCCAATCTTACCGGCATTGAAGGAATTCCAACGGGATGTATTATTCCTTGGTCTGATACTTCTATTCCAACTGGTTTCTTAGAATGTGATGGTCAATCAGTATCTAGAACAACTTATGCAGCATTATTTGCAATTATTTCAACTACTTATGGTTCGGCGGATGGTTCATCTTTCAATGTACCAGACTTAGGTGATAATGTAGCAGTTGGTAGATCAGGAACTAAAACAATAGCTACAACAGGTGGAGCAAACACAGTTACTGCAACAGGAAGTGTTGGAGGCTCAACGGCGGCTCATACATTAAGCGAATCTGAATTGGCTGCTCACTCACATTCTATACCAAATTTGTTTGTAAATCATGCAATACCGAGAAATCATAATATAGGAGATGGATCTCATGCCTACTGGTCTACTCCAAGTACCACCAGTGCTGGTTCGGATTCAGGGCACTCTCATAATATGAGTGCAAATTTTTCGGGAGACGCAACTTCAGTTGTTCAACCGTATTTAGCAATATTATATCTTATTAAAACTTAAGGAGAAAAATGGCAACTAACGCAACATGGACTGTAATATTCCCCGACAAGAGAATTAATAAAGGGGGAGCATCTTCTTATACAATAGATGATGATGCATTTTGGAATGATCCAAAATTTTCAAACATCTGGGCGATCCAATATGGAACAAGTAATACAAGCGAAGAAGTAGAATACAGAGACACAACTTCTCATACTTCTTATGCTGACGCTTCTTTGGGTGATTTTAACGAGTTTATTACTAGGTATGACGCAGCGCATTTAGCTCAACTACAAGCTGACTGGGACAATGATAACGTTGAGGGTGAAACTGAAGCTGAAAAAATTACAAGATTAGGTGCAAGACCTACTTCATACTCATCTTAAACACATCCAAAAAATTAGCTATCTAAACATATGAAAGACCATTTTCCTGTGTGTACTAAATACTTATTGGATTAATATGTATGTATGGTGGATTTGCTTAATAACATCCAAGAAGTTATAATATATTTTTCACCTTTTAATGGTGGATTTCCTCTATGAAGATAAGGAAAAGCTGCGGGGAAAATAACAATTCTCCCTGCTTTAGGTTGTACTCTTGTTGAGTAATGTAAAAATTCTGTTTCTCCACCTTCCTTAACATCATTTAAATATATAACAAGAGTAAAAGCTCTAGCCATATTTTTTAACCCCGACGAGTGTTCTATATGCCAAGCGTGATAGCCTTCGGTCGGTAAAGTTTTTTGAATTTTAATGGTAGTATAGTTAAAGTCAATATTATTATAGACAGCGCCGGCGCCTGTATTTTTAGTGTAGTGCCTAAAAGCCATATCAAAGTTATAAAATATAGTTTTACACTCCTCCCACCATACTTCCATATTACCACCCTTCATAAAATATTGATCATCTTGTTTAAATGTAACATCAGAATTTTCAAATTTAATTCTATTAAATGTATGGCTAAATTTAGACTCTTGTTCAAATAATTTAATTGCTTTATCACATTCTTCTTTAGTTATATAATTATCATAAACTCCAAGAAAATTTTTATCTATGGTTGCTGTTTTTTGTGGTGCTTTTATTATTGGAACAATTCCTAGTCCAGGATCAATTCCTTCTTTATATTTTTCTGAATCGCTCCCATATCGTTGAGTACCATATGATTGAGTATTTTTAGGGGATTTTTTCTCGTTTAGGGAATCTTTACTTATAACATTTGAAGCAGTTTTCCCAACTTCGTCTGCTATTTTTTCTTCTATTTTATGCATTATACTTCCTTCTTTTTTATTTTTTAAGTTTTACACTTTTTATCTATCATATATTCTGTTATATTCAAGCTTTCATTATATACATAACTCATATATAAGATACATTATATGTTACAACAACTCAAAATTGTCCCAGGATTTAATAAACAAGCCACCGAATCTGGCGCAGAAGGCCAGTGGACTGATGGTGACAATGTAAGATTTAGATATGGCTTACCCGAAAAAATAGGGGGATGGAGTCAATTAACTGCTAGTGAACACACTCTTCCTGGAGCTGCTAGATCTTCTCATGCTTTTACGAGTTTAGCAGGAGAGAAGTATTCTGCTATAGGAACGAGCCAAGGTTTATTTTTATTTTATGGAAATGCATTTTATGATATTTCTCCACTCGGTACAGCTATTACAGGATGTACTTTCACCACAAGTGTGGCCGCCGGAAGGACAGTTACCATTAATAAAACAGCTCATGGTTTAGCAATTGGAAGATATATTACATTATCAAGTGTTTCAGTAACAGGTGATTCAAATCTTACAGCAGTTATCTTAGAAAAAGCTTATGAAATTTTAACTGTTCCAGATGCCAATTCTTTTACTATTGAAGCATCAACTGCAGAGACTGGAGTAGGAATGACAGCGGCAGGGGCAGCTACTGTTAATCCTTATTATGTGGTAGGACCCACCGTTCAAACTAGAGGTTATGGCTTTGGTACTTATTTATGGGGTAGTTCAACATGGGGAACAGCTCGAACAACAAGTTCTGTGATTCTGGATCCAGGAAAATGGTCTTTATGTAATTACGGTCAAGTTCTTGTTGCAACTATTTCAGATGGAAAAACTTTTACATGGGACGCCGGGGCAAGTAATCCTAGAACTAATAGAGCATCCCAATCAACTACTAATTATGTTACTACTGCTAATCCTACATCAAGTATGATGACATTAGTATCTGATCGAGACAGACATTTATTTCATATGGGGACGGAACAAACAATTGGAGATACAAGTACACAAGATGCAATGTTTATAAGATTTTCTGATCAAGAAGATTTAAATACTTATACTCCTACAGCTATTAATACAGCGGGAACTTTTAGACTCGATTCAGGAAATGAAATTAGAGCGGCGGTTGCAGGTAAAGATTATAATCTTATCCTTACGGATACAGCGGCGTATGTAGCTCAATATGTTGGACCTCCTTATACATTTAGTATTAGCCAAGTAGGAACTAATTGTGGATGTATGGGAATGAATTCTGCGGTGGCGGCTGATGGAGCCATATATTGGATGTCAAATTCAGGGGGATTTTTTAAATATGATGGTACTGTTAAATCTATTCCTTGTTTAGTAGAAGATTTTGTATTTAATACAGATGGAGATAATTTAGGAATAAATTATGTTACTAATAAAATTATTTATGCAGGTCATAATAGTTTATATACCGAAGTAAATTGGTTTTATGCCAAAAGTGGAACTGAGCAAATTAATAGATGTGTAACTTTTAATTATGGAGAAAATGTATGGACCACAAGTTCTTTAGATAGAACCACATGGGCTGATACAAGTGTATTTGATACACCTTATGCCACTAATTATGGAACCTCAACCACACCAATATTTCCTGCTATATTAGGAATTACAAATACTTACGGAGCATCAATGTATTATTCTCAAGAAACAGGTACCGACCAAATAAATAGTACAGGTACTACTTCTATTAATGCTTATATTAGATCTGGAGACTATGACATTACTTCAAAGAAAAGTATGATGGGCCAAGACACTGGTGTAGCTGATCTTAGAGGAGATGGAGAATATTTTATGTCTGTTAGTAGGTTTATACCTGATTTTAAATATTTATCCGGGAATGCTAAAATAACTTTATTTATAAGTAATTATCCAAATGAAACACCTACAGGATCTCCTTTAGGACCCTTTACAGTAACCTCAAGTACTGATAAGATAAATACTAGAGCCAGAGGTAGACTAGTTTCAATTAACATTGCTAATGATGCAGTGGGTGAAACCTGGCGACATGGCACATTAAGATTAGACTCAAGATCGGACGGAAGAAGATAATGGCATACACAACAGCATTTGGTTTACCTCAAGAGGTAGTAGATTATTTAAATCGACAACTACCTGATATAGATAATATATTCTCATCAACTTCTCCAGATCAAGATACAGATACAGATACAGATACAGATACAGATACAGGTATTACAAAACCATATTGGGAAGATGGTTACCCGCCTGGTACAAATCCAGATTCTAATATTACAAGAATGCCGAGTAAATATATAGATTATTTGGCTAAAGAACCAAGTAAGACTGACTATGGTTTTGATAATTCAGGGAATTTTATAGGAGAAGGACCAGGAGAAGAAGATGGGTTACTTAAAAATTTATTCCCAGGATTGGGGGCAGCAAAAGGAATTATAGAGGGCATCCTTCCCATGAACCGAACAGCAATTATGAATAATGAAATGCTCGGGCAGGGTTTTGCAATAGATAATAATGGAAAAATTGTTCGAATGGGGGGCGACTATGATACAGCTGGAAATATAATGG